GCTTGTGGATTAAATAGTGTTGATATGTAAAAAGCACTTCCAACGTTCGCTTACGGAGGAAGTGCTTCACACAAAAACTAAACTAGACTTATTGTATTGAAAATATAGCTATAATCTGTGTATCACTTCTTTATAGGCTGGTTTAAATCTGATGTCGACAATAAATAGGAAAAATCAGCTCATGTTTTGTTGTATAACGTTACTTTTCTCAATGTTCTCTAGAACCTCGTCGATGAAAAGCGAACGATAGTGCGGACATTCCAGTACCCCCTTTTCTTTCGCTTCCCGGTATACCTTGGAGAACAGTTTTGCTTTCTCCTTGTCGGTGGTCGGCAACTTATCTATGGGAGTGGCAAGGAACCGACACCCCCAGCCTTTGCAGGTAGGGGTGAGTTGGCAATGGGTGGGGCTGGTCCATTGATTTGAACAGATGGTGATTGTCTTATTCATATTTTATTGTATAGTATTAGCTATGGCGTTCTGATACCATAACCATATTTGTGTAAATAAGCAAAATAATTGAAACCTATTTTATATATTTCAAATAGGAAGAGATAAACATTGATAATGCAATGCACAATGACAATATCAGAATAATTGCAAGTCCTATGATAATATCTTTTAGAACAATATTATCAGATGCTATATGCAAGTATAATAGGCATAATGTATAAACTACAAATGATGCAATAGTAACGCTCAATATTATTGCATTTATTCTTTTTTGCTTCTGGATATATTTTTCAGCTATAATATATTTTGCCTTTGTCTCAGGACACGCCTTACCAGAAGTAATGATATGAGAAATTTCATTCATATATTCTCGTTTATTAGAAATAAATGAATATATGACAGTGAACAATGTTATCCCTATTCCAAAGATGGACAAACTGAAGCTACATATGTCATTAATGAGTGTATTCATTTTTTAGCTTAAACAGTTTACAATTACAGGTTCCATTTTTTCTAATATAAACGTCTTATCATACATTTTATTGCTATTGAATTCATCTTCAGATATGTTAGTACAATAATTATAATTGCTTTCGATATGCAGTTTATATTCATCCTTGGCTTTAAGCACTTCTTTTCTTCTCGTCTTGCTAACTTTATAAGATTTCTTGGCACTAAATATATGGAATATTTTCTTTTCTATGGTCAAATCGGAATCATTATTTATAATTTCTTGCAAATCCTCATATGAAAGGTCTTTATATTCAATATAGGTTTTACTATTAGTCTGTCCGCTTACAAACTGATTTGAAAAGCGTTTATCATATATATCATCACTAAGAGTTTCTATTGATTGAAAACATGCCTTCATTGTATATCCGCTATACACTTTAATTTCATCCTCAAATTCTTTAGGTTTCAAGTGCGATGTCTTCGTGTTTAAAACCTCTTTGATAACTGTTTTAACAATTCTGATGAAATCAGGAGTATTCTTTTCGGGGTCATCATACAGAAAAAGATACCAAAATCTACTGTAATAGTTACCTTTTCTTTGCAACATAGGGTACATTATTACATAATAATGTTCACTTCCAATTTTAACGTTTTGTGTTACAGAAATTTTGGTATTCTTAATTTCTGGGCTTTCTATATACCCATCTCTCATATTGGTTTTATGAGCAGACATTTGCATAAACATGACAGGGCTTCCATTAAGATTTTCTTTAGTTGCATTAATACTTACAACCTCATGAGTAAAATGCTTGAAATCATTAGTAATTGTAATTTTCTTTGTAGAAGAACATTTATACTCATTTATTTTGGTACATGCAGAATCAACCATACCTTCTATATTGGCATTAAATAATTCTACCTCTTCTTGTTCAGTTTGAGTTTTGAATACAGGGATTCTTATTATGATTTCTTCCATTGTATAGATATGGTTATATTATCAGTTACTATTTTTATTTATCTCGTTAAAAATTCACGATATTCTTATAAATGAATTCTTGTATTTCATTTGTTTCTTCTCTGTCTAACTCTGTAAGATATTGAGACAAACAACGCTTGTCACTTGATAACATTTCGAATCCTTTTCCGCTTTTTTGTACTTTTTTGATAATATCTTTTAATCTATTTATGCATACTTCAATAGTTGACAACTTTGAATCGTACAGATTGAAATTATATGCTGCGAAAACATAATTCTGAAAAGCTAAATCATATTGTTTGTTATTAAATTCAGATTCAGCAACTCTAAAAAACATATTCCCACTAACTTCATTTCCTAAACTTTCAATTTCTACTTTTAATTGTATTTTTGCATTGTCGATTTGGTTAGATACTTCTTTTTTCAAGTCCTTCTTTAGACCGTATATATTATATCCGAAAATTATAGTTACAAAAGCAACCAAGAAAGATAATACTCCAATAATAACACCTAAGTAATCAAATTCCAACTCTGATGTGCGCGGGTATGAATTACACAATGATATTATGCTAAGTAATAGGCTTATGAATGCAATGCTCCATAATATATGATTAGAACTTACTTTCATATCCTATTTTTTCTCAATTAACGAAATCAATTTCTCCAAATTCTGGCTATTCCTATTGTTAGCCTCTGCATTGAGTATATTGGCTTCTGCATTTTTCTTGCTTGCTTCTGAAAGGTTTTGGATGCACTCAATATAATGTTTGTCAGTCTGTTCAGAAGCAGTAACTGTTTCAGTAGAAGTATCTACTTCTTTAATTGCGGTACCCTTGCCTGTAATTAGCCAATATGCGTCAATTGAAGTATTTTCGATTATAGCACTAATTACTTCAAATGAAGGCTTGCTCATTCTACCTGCAACGATGTTGCTCATGGTGGCTTGTTTCACTCCGATAGCCCTGCATAGTTCATTTATATTGCCTCCATATAGCTGTTCAGCAATATATCTAATCCTTTCATTTATGCTTTCAATCCGCATTTTACTTCAATTGAATGTTAATTAATATAAAATTGATGAAGAAAACACTTCAATTGTATTTGTTGTAACTTCAAAAGAAGTATCTTTGCAACATCAACGTCAACAACGACTACAAAATAATGAAAAATAGTTGAGTTGGCAAAATTAAAGTAATACCTAAAAAGGAGTAAGACAATGAAAAAGTACGATTTACACAAGATTATGAAAGCGGCTCACGAGATATACAGAAAGTATTTCAAGCTATACCAGCTTACTCACGGTGTACAGACTTTCGGTGATTGCTTGAAACTCGCTTGGGCTGACGAAAAGAAACGTGTTGCTGATGAAGAAGCGAGAAAGGCTGAGAAAGAAGTAATGAAAGCAGCTTTGGTACGACCGGAAAGAAGAAGTTCTTATGATTACTGCAACGCTCCAGCTTCAGCTTACTACAATCAGAACAGCAAAGGAGCCTTCGGTTCCCGTTACGTAGGCGATTAAGATAATTATTCGCAGAAAAGGCAGCTACATATACCATGCAGAACAGCTGTACGCTTAACATGAATACTTGCGCAAGTGGCGTGCAAAGCCTTGCATGGGCGAATTGAAAGATTCTCCGTCCGGTCATTGAGCCTACCCTTTGATGGGAGACGGAGAACGAGATGGAGTGATTGCCCTAAGTAATCCGTTCCAGAAAGCGATACTGGCGCTTACCCTCAATCCCAGCATAGAGGACGCGAGAGATACCCGGAGTAGCAAGAATTTGCGATGATGTCTGAATGGAAGTTCAGAACGAGCGAAAGATTTGCAACGGTGCGAAATTGGAAGCCGACATGCCCCGAACGGTCATGCAGCGAAGTACAGTAGCTGATAACTCCGGTGGGAAGAGCAGAGAGAGCTTATCGGGGCACGAATATTAATCGAAAATAGAGAGAATATGAATGAAATAATAGATTACATTAAGGATTCACCAATCGAGTATGCGATTGATGCCTTGTCTGTGAATTATGTGATACAGACTATTGTTCAAATGGTACTGTTCCCCTTTGTGCTATACTTTTGTTGGAGGGTTTTTAAAAAGATACTTCGTAACATGAAATAATTAACAGAAACTCCTTACAATAGTATATGTAACCAATACGATGATAAACAGCAGGAATGAGACATACGAACATCCTTCACAGAATACGAAGATTTTTCTTTTTGGTATGCTTTCATATACGTAAGCTTGACCGTGCGGTAATTCCCCGTTATGATATTTTCTTAGGTATTCCCGATAGGTGCGCACAGCTTGATTGCTCAACACTCTATTCTCGTATAAAGATATTCCAGAGAAAAGGATACAGAGTGCATTTACGCATATTGCAGTTACAAGGAGAAGCTTGTTGCAAAGACTGTCCTCTGAAGGACTGCTTAAAGAAATGATTACTGCAAAGGTGGTTGAAGCTACCATTAAAAGTGTTGTTTGTATTTTGAATACCCATTCTGTTCGTTCATCCAGAGAACGCATGTAGAGTCTGATTAGATTTCTTTCACTACTCATGCTTACTTAATTTTAAATGTGGCAATGCAAAGTTAAGTAAATCTCCCGAATAAAGCGTGATGCCGCCAATCGGATTGGCTCGGGAGAGCTCAAATACTAATCATTAAAATTTTATAGCGATGAAAAAGCGAATAATCACAGAAAACTACACTCCGGCTTTGAGAGATATGGAGGTAGGGGAAGTTCTAACTTTTCCGGTTAAGGCGTATAATTCCATAAAGGGGACAATTATCCCCCGATTGAGATTGGAGTTCTGCGTTGAGGATGCTGACTGGAAAGTAGGGGAGGTTGACAAGAGGAAAGGTATTTTTGATGTGGAAAGGGTCGCATGATGATTTCCCTTTCTCCTACGGAACTGCTTGTCGCGAATGAGTACTGCAAGGGGCTTGCCGACAAGGAGGTGGCGGGCAATCTGAATAAATCGGTTTGGACTGTCAAGACCCAGAAAAGAACGATATACCGGAAGTTGGGTATTTCCAAAGATACGGAACTGCTTCTGTATATGATTTGCGATAGGCTTAAGCGTGATTTTGATTTGAAGGAATTACGCAGACACGGGCTTGAATTCCTATTCTCCATTCTATTCTTATTGATGCAGGTCACTTGCAATGATATTGATTTACGGAGAATGAGAATACCATCACGGGTACGGACAGCTATGCGATATATAAGGACTGGCCGAAAGAATAATAACGACTTTATTTTTTAACGGTATGATATACGAAGTGAATGGTGATTTACGCAGTTTCATGTTGATTGACGGGACAGCGGAGGCGAGATTGGCAGACATCCTCACTATTATGGATTCTCGCACTTTTCCAAAGAGAGAATCTGAAAAAATAGTAGGAGGTCCGGGCAGGTTAAGAGTGTTGGTAAATACTCAAAGAGTGAGAGTTGAGTATAAATCTAATGGGAGAAGCTATTACAATGCTTCGGATGTGTTGAGCTTTGCAAAAGTAAGAAAGGGAAAGAACAATGAAAAGAAGAATCATTATAAACGTGCTACTGCTTAACGTATTGGCACTACCATGTTTATTGATGTTTAATGATGTAGACTCGGTAACGGGAGACTGGAATTATGGTATAAACCTTTTTGGCCTTGTGTATTCGTATTGGTTTTATCACAATGTCTTGAAAAAGGTGTTCAAGATATAGACCTCAGCGGAGGAAGTGTTTCACACATAATTAGATTGATTTAGAATTAGACATGGGAGTTGTCTCTACTCGTGAGAGCAGGGACAGACACGGGCAATTAGCTCAGCTTGGTAGAGCGGTACATGTAGTTAGTATTGGTAATTTGTCATGGTATTGTTTAAAGGTTTCATGTACAGGTCGCGGCGTTCAAATCCCGCATTGTCCACAAGCTTTTTATTGTTTAATCTATAATTCCGTTGTAAAGGACAACGTGAGGTGAGAGTCCTCATTTAAGTTTTTATTTTGCTTTTGTTTTAAGTGACTATCCCGGTGTGGCTTGACCGCCTATCCGGGAGCAACTTTGTTGACCTGCCTGCCCAGTCTGTGAAGATATGGTAGGCAAATATGGGCGTTCGGTGTAATGGCTAACACAACTCATTTGAGGAGATTGGCGGTTCGAGTCCGTCAACGTCCACAATCCAAGAGAGGGTTATTTAGTAGTTTTGTCGTGTTTTATTTTTTGTTTGTGTTTCAAGGTGAACGGTTTGTGAAAATAGTTCATCTATTCTGGGAACGTAGCTCAGTGGATAGAGCACTGTGTGTGGTGGAAGGTTGAGAGTTCGATTCTCTCAAGTAGATTCTTAGCTTAATGGGAGAGCACCACAAGCGGCGGTCGGTGGTTCGAATCCATCCGTTTCTACAAGCCTTTATGAGAGAAAATCCGCTTTTAGTCCGAGAGTAGGGCGAAGATAGCGCAGGGAATCATCCGCGCGGCATCGGTTAGCCGTTGACTCTATCTGAAAGGTAATGCGAAATCGGATAGGATTAGGAGTATTTGTCGTTTGCGCCCCGGAGAATACGCTTCGGGGCTTTCCTTTGGCTATTTTTTTATTAACCACTTTAATATTTTCTATTATGGGACTTATCAAAAGACCTAACGAGCTGACCGTTAAGACTACCTTGTCAGCACTGATTTACGGCCAACCTGGCATGGGAAAAGCCCAACCACTGTATTGCAATATTCTAACGCCAACTGGATTCAAGAAGTTGTCTGATTTATCCGTCGGCGATGAAGTTATGGGGCATGACGGAAAGGTGCAGAAAGTTCTTGGCATCTATCCGCAGGGGATAAGGCCGGTGTATCGGATTATGACTAATGATTCTGCAATAACCTATTGTGATGAAGAACATATATGGACAGTGAGGTCAAGTACAGGCAATAGCCGAAAGGCGGGATTCAAAAATGTGACTTTAAAGGAAATGATAGCGAAAGGTATCTCTTGTCCTTTGTCTCCTTCCAGACAATCAACAACAAGAAAGGCAATACCTCGTTATGAGATTCCCGTTGCAGAAGCTATGGATTATCCGGAAAAGGAGTATGAAGTAAACCCGTATATTTTGGGTGTTTTAATTGGTGACGGCTCTTTGACTGGCAACGTTGCTATGTTTTCCAATCCTGATATGGATAATCAAATATTGGAAGAAGTCAAGATGCTGTTACCTAGTGTATATTCTATTCGGAAGAATGAAGCTCCGCAGTGCCCACAATATAGTATTGTTCTTCGGGGTAATGGTGAAGGGTATATTCAGAAGATAAAACGTTTAGGATTGAACGTTCATTCCGGAGATAAGTTTATACCTTCTGAATACAAGCTCGGAAGTCGTGAGCAGAGATTGGCCTTGTTACGCGGGTTAATGGATACTGACGGGCATGCAAACAAGAATAGAGTCAGTTTCTCAACATCAAGCCGAATACTTGCGGATGATTTTGTTCATCTTGTCCTTTCCTTGGGGGGAATCGCTAAAGCAGTAGGTTATCCAAGAGAAGACAAGGGGATTGAATATAGAGTTACCGTTAACATGAGCGAATGCCCATTCACGTTAGAACGGAAGGCTGCGCAATGGAAACCTGTCACCCCGTCAAGATATATAATTGACGCAGAAAAGATAGAGGATTCTGAATGTGTTTGTATCAAAGTGTCGAATGAAGACGAACTGTATATAACAGATGACTTTATTGTAACACATAATACCACTCTTGCATTATCGGCTCCCAATCCGGTATTGTTCGATTATGACGGCGGTATTCACCGTGTCAATGCCGCCCATCGTGTACCGACCGTCCAGATTACAAGCTGGGACGAGACGAACCAGGTACTTTCGTCCGAAGAAATCAAGGAGTTTTCCACTATTGTGATTGATACTGCCGGAAAGATGCTTTCTTTTATGGATAAGGCGATTATGGCAGCGAATCCGAAGATGAAGAAAGCGGATGGTACCCTTTCTTTGCAAGGCTACGGAGTACGTAAGAACATGTTCATCAACTTCGTTAACCAAGTAACCCTCATGGGCAAGTCTGTTATCTTCGTGGCTCATGAACGGGAGGAGAAAGTAGGCGACGAAAAACAGATACGTCCGGAGATTGGCGGTTCGTCCGCAGGTGACTTGATTAAGGAGCTGGATTTGGTCGGCTATATGGAGGCTATCGGTAAGGACAGAACGATTTCTTTTGACCCCTGCGAAAAGTTCTACGGGAAGAATACTTGTAATCTTCCTTCACGTATCAAAATTCCCGTAATCATTGATGAGTCCGGTACCGTAACGGGTAAGAATGATTTTATGACGAATATCATTAATACCTACAAGGGGTATCAGACCAAACAAACGGAACTATCTTCCGAATATGATGCTATTCTTGACGCTATCCGTGACACGGTGGAACAAGTAACAGATGTTCAATCTGCCAATTCTGTTCGGGAAGCTATTGCGGGAATGACGCATATCTTTGATAGTAAAGTTCGGGCTGGCATGCTGCTTAACGAGAAATGCAAAAAGTTAGGTTTGAAGTTCAATAAACTCAGTAATAAGTATGAGCCAGCAGCCTAAGTACAGATTCTACCCGTCACTGCTCGATAAATTCGAGCAGTATTTACGGGCTGATGAGCAGGTAGAGAGCTTCTGGAATGTCGATAATGAAACGGGAGAATACAAGAAAAGTCCGGAAGAAATTGAAGCAGGGCTGAAGCAAAGCCTACTTGATGCGATAAACCGTGTCCCGTTTGAGAGTGAGGCAGCTGATAAAGGAACGGCCTTTAATGCTGTCATAGATTGCTATATCCACAAGAAAAAGCATATACCAAGCGAACGGGAGCCATACACCATTATCGGTGATGGAGAAACGAATACCATTCAGGTATATTTTCCTGCTACTGATATCGCGCCAGAGCGTAATTTCTTATTTGACCGTAGCTGGTGTATAGAGCAGTCGAAGTATTTTTCCGGTGCATTGTCCCAAGTCTTTGTGTCCGCAGTCATTCCCACTCGCTATGGTGATGTGGAGCTTTATGGGTATATAGATGAGCTCGTTCGTGATACCGTATATGATATCAAGACGACATCTAAGTATGATTTTGGCAAGTATGAACACGGCTGGCAGCGCCATGTATATCCTTACTGTCTGATTGCTTCCGGTCAGATGGAAAGCGTGAAAGCGTTTGAGTACACTACCTATCAGATGAAGGGCGGTACCAGCCGGACGCCACTAATTAGCGGAACGCAATACCCGGAATACTACACTTATAACCATGAACAGACGGTTAAGCTGCTTACGGCACACTGCGAGCATTTCATAGAGTTTCTGGAAGCAAACCGAGACATTATTGCTGATAAAAAAATCTTTGGATTAGAGTAATGGCACAAGAAGCAATTCTGGAAAAGGTCAACGGTGAGGTACACATAAGCAAGTCTTTTGACTTCATGTGTTCCCAGCTTCGTAATGGTCGGTATCGTGTAAAAATCGAAAGGTTCACAGAGCCAAGGACGCTGTCACAGAATGCGCTTATGTGGTTGTGGTTTACTTGTATTGAGCAGGAGACCGGGACGGACAAGCAGGATGTACACGATTACTATTGTAACCGCTTTCTCAGAAGGACTTCGTATTTCAGAGGAAAAGAAATGGTCATTGCCGGAAGCACATCGAAACTCAATACAGTGCAGATGACTGACTTTCTAAATAAGGTTCAGGCCGATGCTGCTGCCGAACTGGGAATAACGCTCCCTCTTCCGGCTGACCGTTACTATAACGAATTTATCAACGAATATAAAGACAGGAGGTAGAAATGAATATCACCAAAGCAAAAATCACGAAAGACAACACGCTTGTTGCCTCTTTCAAGAACGAGAATGAGGACAATGTAACCATTGAGGGAAAGAATCTTATCCATAAGGATTTGCGTGCAGCGTTTAACGAATTGATTCCTCACCTTGCTTTCCTCTGTGAGCAGAAAGAAGCTGATGGAAAGGACTCCATAGATGAACTGCCGGAAGAAATCTTCTCTACATTCGAGGTCACGGGCTACACAGTTAGCGGTTCGGATGACAATGAAGGTGTGGTATTGGTTGGAAAACGTTTTCTTAAAAGTAAGAAGGTGCTTAACCTTATAGCTCCGTTTACCATGTTCAACAATGAGAACGAGGAATATAAGCATGCATTCGAACTGCAGCAGGCAATTGAGGCATGTAATTATGAGGTGGAACAGTATCTTACCGCTAAGAAATGGGCGGTAGTCCAGCAGGAACTTCCGTTCGATGGGGATATTCCTACGGACATTGCAGCCGACCCGGTGGGAGATGCTGCATTTGAAGAGGAAGCGAATGAGTTCCTTAAACAAGTGGTGGAACAGAGTGGCACTACTCTGACGATTGATGGGAAGAAAGTGAAGCCGAGAAACAAAAGTAAAAAAGTGAAGATTAAAGAGCCGGCAGCTTGATATGGCAGCACCTTTTTGTATCACCAAATATCCGGACGGCTTCAAACTGAAATTCATGTATCATCCGATGTTGGTTAAATGCGTGAACAATATTCCATCAGTCAAGGCTAACGCAAAGAAAGCATATCTTTTCAATGAAAAGGCGTGGTGGGTTGACTTGGCTGATGAATGGTATGTTGATACAATGGCGAAATGGGCGGTACAGCAGGGATTCTGCGGTTCCGTGCAACGGTCGGAGCAAAGAAAGGCTGATATAAGCTTTGACATTGCTCCGATGCCGCAGCTGACCGTTCCCCACGGATTGCTACTTGAACCGTACGATTACCAGAAAGAGGGCATAGCCTATGCTCTGGTCCATAAACGGTGTATCTTCGGTGACCAGCCGGGACTCGGTAAGACCTTGCAGGCAATAGGCACGGTGACGATTGCAAAATCCTATCCGTGCCTTGTTGTATGTCCGGCAGCACTTAAAATAAATTGGCAGCGTGAGTTCAAGAAATTTGCTGGAAAGCAGGCGCTAATCCTTGATGACAAGAACAAAAATACTTGGCAGCGCTTCATTGAAACCAAGTGTTGTGACATCTTCATCACTAACTACGAGAGCTTGAAAAAGTTCTTTGTATTGGATGTGAAGAATGATACGCGGTTTACGCTGAAATCAATCACCTTTGACCCACGTATAACCCTTTTCAAGTCTGTAATCATTGACGAGTCGCATAAGTGCAAGTCTACCAAGACCCAGCAGAGCAAGTTTGTTGAGGGCATTTGTAAAGGCAAGGATTTCATTCTTGAACTGACGGGAACACCGGTAGTAAACGATAATACTGACCTTATACAGCAACTCAAGATAATGGGACGGTTGGAGGATTTTGGAGGGTATAAGACATTCACCGAACGTTTCTGTAATGGGCCGAAGAAAGCCTCCAATCTGAAAGAACTGAACTGGCGCCTTTGGAATACCTGCTTCTTCCGGCGTGAAAAAGCTAAAGTGTTGACGCAGCTTCCAGACAAGACACGTCAGTATATTGAGATGGATATCACTACGCGGTTGGAGTATGAGAAAGCGGAAAGCGACCTCATACAATATCTGCGTGTCTACAAGAATGCGGATGATGAGAAGATAGCCAAGTCCATGAAGGGCGAGGTAATGGTTCGTATGGGCATTCTGAAAGCCATCTCTGCACGTGGGAAAATCAAGGCGGCTGCCGAATTCATCCATGACGTGATAGACGGTGGAGAAAAACTGATTGTCTTTGCCTACCTAAAAGAAGTAGTGTTGGAACTGAAGAAGATGTTTCCCAAAGCTGTAACGGTTACGGGTGAGGATAACGCTACGCAGAAACAGATGGCTGTGGATGCTTTCCAGAACAATCCGGATTGTACGTTGATTATCCTTAACTACAAATCGGGCGGTACCGGGCTCACCTTGACTGCTTCCAGCCGTGTAGCCTTCATCGAGTTCCCATGGACTTTTTCTGACTGTGAGCAGGCAGAAGATAGGGCACACCGTAATGGGCAGAAGAATAACGTTAACTGTTACTACTTTCTTGGTAAGAATACCATTGATGAATACATGTATGATGTTATCCAGCGAAAGAAAGGTATAGCTAACGGTGTTACCGGAACGGATGATGTGGTTAAGGAGAATGTAGTAGATATGGCTATGGACTTATTCAAAGGAAGATTATGAGAAAGAAACAAACTACACCGCAATCGGAAAGTCAGATACAGCATAGCTGTCTGACTTGGTTCCGGATTCAATATCCGTCTTTGAGTCTTATGTTGTTTGCTGTCCCAAATGGTGGCAAGCGTGATGCCAGGACTGGAGCACAAATGAAGTACGAGGGAAGTGTAAGGGGTGTTTCCGATTTGATACTGCTTGTACCTAAGAAAGGATTTTCCGCTCTTTGCATCGAAATGAAGAGACCGAAAGGGAAACAAAGCGAGGAGCAGATAAGATGGCAGAGAGAGGCTGAAAAGTTCCGAAATAAATATGTGGTATGCCATTCTCTTACTGAGTTTATGAATGAAGTCAATTCTTACCTATTATGACCTATATAGATTATATCAATCAGTTTTGGCAAATTCGACGATATAAGCCGATGACGGCATATGAAGCAGACTTTTACTTTTTTCTATTGAAAGAATGCAATATCCGGAACTGGCTTTGCCCATTTGAATTACCAACACGTCTAATCCAAGCCGAATTAGGTTATAGTAACAAGACTATAATTGATTTGCGCAACCGATTGAAGCAAAAGGGGCTGATTGAATTCATTGAAGGCAATAGGAGAGAAAAGGCAGCGGCTTATATTTTGGTTTCTGTAGGTAACCAAAGTAGTAACCAAAACGGTAACCAAAGTAGTAACCAAAACGGTAACCAAAATGGTAACCCTTTATATAAGACTAAGAATAAGACTAAGAGTATAGGGGAAGATAACTCTGGCGAGTTATTCCCACCCGACCTACCACCGACAAAGAAACCCGTTAAGCCTAAAGTGGAGTTTATACCACCGACCGCCGAAGAGGTGAAAGAGTATTTCCGTGACAAACTGTCGGACTGGGAGATGCAAGCGGATATTTTCTACAACCATTTCTCCGGTCTCGGTTGGAAAACTGCTACTGGTGCCAAGGTGGAACGTTGGGACAGTCGGGCCAATCTTTGGATAATCGAGAAAAAACAACAGGACAATGGAAAAACAGAAAATCAAGCCCAAAGACAAAACAATCGGGATGCTGATAAGGCAGCAAAGGCAAGAAACCTCCTTGACGAATATGCAGCCATCGAGCAGGGAAGTAATGCTATCAGCCATCAAGGAGAAATACCCGACCTTTAGTAAGGCTTCTGCCGTATATTCGACATCACTCCAGTCTATGCTTCTTGCAGATACCGAGAAAGCGTACAGCGAGAAGTCTCCCACGCTGTCAGACCTTGAACGGATGTACGGGTATGGTTCCTCGTCTCTGTGGGTAAAGACGCAGTTACTGACCATTGATTTTGCTTCTTCCACGAAGGAGGGGGCCGATGAAAATGCCTTGAGTGAATTTTCACGGCTGTTCGTTAGGCAATACCACTACATCAAACTGACGGAGTTCATATTGTTTGTCGCACGGTTCAAGCTGGGAAGGTATGGTAAGTTCTATGGTTATTTCGATACGATAACCGTTGGCGAAGCATTTCGGAAATTTCTTCGGGAACGGTCAGATGAACTGGATATTATCATTCGTCGACGCAATAACCAAGCTTTGGAGGAACAACAAGCTCCGGTAAAACGGAATCACCAACCGCCCGACGACTTACGGGCAAAACTGAATTTGAAATGAAAGAGACCAAACTGATAGCGACTATTCTGTCAATCCTGGCAGTATATGCCGCTTTTTATTTTGTCTGCTATTGGATAGCGGACTATTGTTTAAGAACTTGTTTGTAACTGATGAAAAAAGATACACGATTATGAAACCAAGAAAACAACTAATTGACGCCGCCGTAGCCAATAGTAGCTTCAGAGAATGGGCAAAAGTTCCTAATGACTGGAAACCGAAGGAGATTGATTGAGTTATGAAATCATTGAAAGAGATATTATGCAGCTTAGAAGGGTTGTCCGACATTGAATTATTTGTCATAGACCTATTCTGTGGGGCCGGTGGCTTGTCGAAAGGCGTGGAAGAAGCCCGTTTAAATGGCAATAGATGTGCAAAAGTCGTTTGCTGTGTGAATCACGATAAGAATGCTATCCTTTCACATGATGCCAACATTCCTGATGCACTTCATTTCATTGAGGATATTCGTACACTGGAGCTTTCACCGATAAATACTATTGTTGAACGTATCCGTGAATTATATCCTGATTCGATGATAATGCTTCATGCTTCTTTGGAGTGTACCAACTTCTCGAAAGCTAAAGGCGGTCAACCGAGAGATGCTGATAGCCGGACGCTGGCAGAACATCTCTTCCGTTATATTGATGTTATAGACCCTGACTACATTCAGATTGAAAATGTAGAAGAGTTTATGTCATGGGGAGATATGGATGAGAATGGGAAACCTATCAGCATGGATAAAGGAAGACTTTATCAGAAGTGGGTACGCAACGTGAAAAAATATGGTTACAACTTTGAACACCGTATCCTGAATGCTGCCGACTTCGGCGCCTATACCACAAGAAAACGCTTCTTCGGCATCTTTGCTAAAAAGAGTTTGCCGATAGTATTCCCTGAACCGACCCACTGTAAGGGTGGTAGGCTAGATATGTTTTCGCGGCTGGAGAAGTGGAAGCCGGTAAAGGATGTGCTTGATTTCTCTGATGAAGGAACTACCATCTTCAGGGAAAAGCCTCTTGCAGAGAAAACGCTTGAGCGTATCTATAACGGACTTATCAAGTTTGTAGCCGGAGGAAAGGATGCCTTCCTCGTGAAGTATAATTCTATGAACCGTACGGGGAAATATAACGCTCCTGGGATTGACGAACCATGTCCGGTGGTAACAACACAAAACAGACTTGGAGTAGCGCAAGTTTGCTTTCTTTCCAAACAATTCAGCGGACATCCCGAAAGCAAGAATGTATCAGTGGAAGAGCCTGCTGGAACAATCACATGCAGGGACCATCATGCCTTCGTATCAGCGCACTATGGGAACGGCTTTAATCGTTCGGTAAACGAGCCGTCTGCGACAGTTACAACAAAAGACAGATTATCATTAGTAACTCCAAGGTTTATCGCCAATGAGTATTCCGGTGGAGGACAACATACAAGTATTGACAATATTTGTCCGGCAATTTTAACCAATCCCAAGCAAAAACTTATAACATGCAAGCCTTGGATTATGAATACTTCTTTCTCAAATATTGGTAGCAACATAGAGGAACCGGCACAGACAATAACCGCAAACCGGAAATGGCATTATCTGATGAATCCACAGTTCAACAGCGCTGGCAGCTCCGTTGATAACCCCTGCTTCACCCTGATAGCACGAATGGATAAGATGCCGCCCTATCTGGTAGCAACAGAAAGCGGTCAGATAGCGATTGAAATCTACGACAATGATAGTCCTATGACCGTGAAGATAAAGGAGTTCATGGCACTGTATGGCATAGTGGATATTAAAATGCGGATGCTTCGCATTCCGGAACTCAAAAAGATTATGGGATTCCCTGAAGATTATGTTTTAATAGGCACACAAGCTGACCAAAAGAAATTTATCGGGAATGCGGTGGAGGTTACACAAGCGAGAAAAAATACTGAAGCACTTTGCAAAGTATTGAGAAAGTTGAGATTGAAGAAATCAAAAGAAATAGCTTAATGGAAAATGGAAAACTTATATTAGATGCCTGTTGTGGCAGTAGAATGTTTTGGTTTGACAAATATAATCCTCTTGCCTTATTTGTTGACAAACGTTCGGAAACACTTACGGCCAAGGACAGGGGTAAGACAAGAATCATAGAAATAAAGCCGGATGTAATAGCTGATTTCACCAACCTTCCATTTGAAGACAATTCTTTCTACATGGTGGTGTTCGACCCACCGCACCTGAAAACACTTGGTGCAACCTCATGGATGGCTAAAAAGTACGGAAAACTGCCGAAAGACTGGCAGTCACTCATACACGATGGATTTACTGAGTGTATGCGCGTCTTGAAGCCTTACGGCACTCTTGTATTCAAATGGAATGAAAGTGAGATTAAATCCTCGGAAGTTTTGTCTGCCATCCCGTTTAAACCTCTATTTGGGCATACCACTGGAAGACAGAGCAAGACAATATGGATGTGTTTTATGAAACTGCCAATTAACGAATAACCCGAACAGAAATGAATCTACAATCTAAAATAGCTTATTCCATCGCTTTGCTTCGCAAATGTGAACAAATGGCACTTGATTATGACCCAGAGAATGGTTTTTATTTAGCGTTCTCAGGTGGTAAGGATAGTCAAGCCCTTTACCATCTTGCAGTAATGGCAGGAGTAAAATTTAAGGCTCACATGAGCCTTACAAGTGTTGACCCACCGGAAGTAATTCGTTTTGTAAAACAGAACTACCCGGATGTAGAATTGATTAAGCCAAAGATATCTATCTATGATATGGCTTTGAAAAAACACTTATTGCCTACAAGATCAATCCGTTGGTGTTGCGCTGAATTTAAAGAGATATCCGGTGCTGGCAAGGTTACATTGATTGGCGTTAGAAAAGCAGAAAGCGCCCGGCGCTCTAAGCGTGAAGAGATTGAAATAAGCGGTCATAAATTTAGCGGCAACTTCGACCAATTCTCTGAACACAAAGAAAAGATGGTTACTTGCGTGGGAGGAAAGGATAAAATACTTGTTTCTCCAATAATTCACTGGACTGATAGGGACGTATGGCAGTTTTTGAATGGGAATAGCATAGAGCATTGCTCGTTGTATGATGAAGGCTATAAGCGCATCGGATGTATTATCTGCCCAATGTCTAACTATAAGCAGAAGCTAAAAGATTGTCGGCGTTTCCCTCATGCGAAACATAAATGGATTCAGACCATACAAAAGTTGATTGATGCCGGATATCTCAACCACAACTTTACCGATGCAGAGTTTGGGTTTAATTGGTGGATAAGCGATAAAAATTTTGACCAATATTATGCAGACGAAGTACTGCAACAGAAAATTGAGTTTAACGTATAACGGAACAATTATGAATCAAAAAGCAAAAGATTATATCAGACGTAACACTTTGGATTTGGAAAGTGACAACCGGATGGATTCTACTGGCTATGTGCAATATGCCATATCAGAAGCAAAAGCTTATGCAGCAATAGTAATAGCCGAAGAAGAAATGAGACAAAAAGCCATTGAAGCATTCAAATTTGCCGTTGATGGTTATTTCATAATTGGCGGTACCGATTATTCAGCTAGGAGATTAAATGAATTTATTAAAAAACTTGACTCTTAACAAAATCAGAAAGGAATAAAATGATAATAGCTTGGTTTAGTTGCGGTGTAACATCCGCAGTTGCTTGTAAGATAGCACTAAGTCTGTATGATGATGTGCAGATTTACTACATCGAAACAGGTTCCGGGCATCCAGATAATGTCCGATTTATCTCAGATTGCGAGAGATGGTACGGGCAGCCAATTCATACCATTCGCAGCGATAAGTTTTTCAACGTAAAAGATGTACTGATTAAAAAACGGTACATCAATGGTCCTACTGGTGCAGCTTGCACATTCGAACTAAAGAAACAAGTCCGTTACAAGCTGGAGAAGGAACTTGGTTCTTGGGACGGTCAAGTTTGGGGATTCGACTTTGACCCGAAAGAAATCAATCGAGCTATCCGCTTTAAACAGCAATATCCTGATACAAAGCCGTTGTTCCTACTTATCGAGCGACAGATAACCAAAAAGGATGCAATGGGAATGCTTTGGAAAGCCGGCATTGAAATCCCAGCTATGTACAAGATGGGCTATAATAACAATAATTGTATCGGTTGTGTCAAAGGTGGAATGGGCTACTGGAATAAGATACGGAAGGATTTCCCGAAAGTGTTTGACCGGATGGCAAAAATTGAACGAGAAGTAGGAGCAACGTGTCTGAAAGACCAATCTGGAAAAATATTTCTTGATGAGCTTTCTCCTAACCGTGGAGAAATGCCGGAAGAATTTATACCGGATTGCTCTCTTATATGCCAAATAGAATTTCAAGAATTACTTGACCGGCAGGTAGAACGAGTTTTAAAAGAAGAAATCAGTATTAATGATGTAACCTAATTAGCTTCAAACTAAGAAAAAAAGGAACTAAAAGATGATACTTACTACTGGTAAGATAGTATTCGTTACCGATCCAGATGAATCAGACTGCTATATTGAGAACTTAAGGACGGAGTACAACACAAATCTTTTACAATAGTATTTACAACCGATTATTGATCAATATTTTATAGGTGATAAGTCAGAAATATGGTTGTTGTCTTTAATTGTACATTCTAAAGGGTGAAGATTTAACGTTTTTATTGATTCTTAACTCCTTCGGAAAACCAACTTAAGCTGTTTCTTCTTTTTCAGCACAATTTGCTTTGTATATTCCACTACTATTTTTGGCTCATTGCAAAAGTATAGAATTTTTTGTTTTGATAGAAAAATCGAAATGTTTGCAGTACAGCAGAAAAAGTATTATCTTTGCATCAACAATTTCCGCCACGCCTCTTTACAATGCGTACCAAGGCGGAACTTATTTTTATATACATATGATAACATACACTAAGCAGCCCATAAGTATTGCTGACCAAATAGCAATGTTGAAAAACAGGGGACTTCTGTTTGAAAAGTGAATTGCAACTTTATCTAAATAACAATGAAAAGAATCTTTTTGGCATGTATTTGCTATCTGTTGATTTTGCCTACAGGCTTATGGGCAAAACGAATCATTAAGGTGGCGTGCGTGGGCAACAGTATCACGTACGGTGCAGGTATTTCCAACCGGGAGAAAAACTCTTATCCCGCCCAGTTGCAGTATTACTTGGGCGATGATTACGAAGTCCGCAACTTCGGTTCGAACGGAGCAACAGCGCAGTCGGACGGCGATTATCCGTATGTCCGTACTGGGGTGTACGGCGAATCGAAGAACTTTCTTCCGGACATTGTCCTGATTAAATTGGGAACGAACGACACCAAGCCGCAGAACTGGAAAGACGAAAAGCATTTTATGGAAGAATATCAAACGCTTATCGATACCTACCGCTCGCTGGATTCGCATCCGCAGGTGATTCTGCTCACTCCGGTGCGTTGCTTCCTTACCGAGAAGAACACCATCAGTCCGCGCATTATCGAAGAAAAGGTACGTTTGGTAGTCGAACAGCTGGCTTACGATAACGGACTGGGTATTATTAATCTGCATAATCTGTTTGGCAACCAGTGGGATCAGGCCATTATGCCGGACCGTTTGCATCCGTCTTCTATCGGTGCGGGTGCGATGGCGCGTAAAATCGGCGATTACCTGCTGAATACAGTTCAAAGTAAGCCGGCAGCCATTGTACCCGAAAATGCGACCTCCTTTAATTTTCACGGTTATCAGGGATACGATTTCCAGTTGGATGGGGTTCCTTGCAAAGTGGTACGTCCGGCTAAAGAAGCACAGGGAAGACCCTGGATATGGCGGGCTCGTTTCTGGGGACATGAGCCACAGACCGACATCGACTTGCTGGAGCAAGGTTTCCATGTGGTATATTGCGATGTAGCCGACTTGTATGGTGCCGATAAGGCAGTAAAACGTTGGAACAAGTTTTACAAATATCTGGTGAAGAATGGTTTTCATAAAAAGGCCGTACTGGAGGGCATGAGCCGTGGCGGACTGATTGTTTACAACTGGGCTGCACAGAACTCTGATAAAGTGGCTTGCATCTATGCCGATGCACCGGTCATGGACATCAAGAGCTGGCCGATGGGAAAAGGTGCTTATGCAGGTTCGGCCGAGGATGTGACACGGATGCTGGCAGCCTACGGCTTTAAGAATGAGGAACAGGCTTTGCGCTGGAAAAAGAATCCGCTGAATCATGCGGCCAAGATTGCACAAGCAGACATTCCGGTACTGCACGTAGTGGGCGATGCAGACGATATTGTTCCGGTGTCAGAGAATACAGCCCTTTTCGAAGCAGAAATGAAACGTCTCGGTGCCCCGATTACCGTGATTCACAAACCGGGTATCGGCCATCATCCGCATTCACTGAACAATCCCGAATCCATTGTACGTTTCATACTGAAAGCTACCGGCCGGTGGTCCAACAATTGTACCCATGCCGTTCCCGGAAACGAGTATCGCTCGGCTGCCGGATGGGTGGAAGGCTCGGAGTGGCATTCGGTGGCACAGGATATCGAAACCACGCTGAACGAACGTAAACTGAAACTGCTGTTGCTGGGCAATTCCATTACGCAAGGTTGGGGCGGCATGCGTAAGCTCGTCAGCTACAAACCGGGCAAGCAGGCCATGGACGACGCTTTGGGACAGGGAAACTGGGAAAGTGCCGGTATCTCGGGTGACCGTACGCAGAACTTGCTTTGGCGTGTCCGTTACGGAAACTATAACCGGTGTACTCCGGAATATGTGGTGATTGCCATCGGAATCAATAATCTGGTAATCGGTCAGGACACAGCAGACGATACGGCTGAAGGTATCATCGCTGTTACGGAAGAGGCCTGCAGGCAGTTCCCTGATTCAAAGATTATCCTGTTGGGACTTTTCCCTTCCGGAAAGGAGCAGGGCAGTGCAGTCCGTGAACAGTGCAACCGCATTCATAAACTGCTGGGCGCGCATACCTTCGGAGCTCAGGTCAGTTACACAAATCCTACAGGCTGGTTTCTTGACGAAGATGGAACGATTCGTGACGGACTTTACAGCGGCGATTATATTCACTTCACAGACAAAGGTTATGCTTGTGTAGCCTCACATCTGATACAGTTGATGAAATAACACTAAAAGAAAAATAAGTATGAAAACCACTTTCAAGTTTGCAGGATTGTCTGCTTTATTATTCGGGCAGTCGCTTTGTCTGCTTGCACAGACAGCCTGGCATAACCCGGCGGCCGATTCGCTGTTGCCCATTCAGGGAAGAGCCTGGAATGCGGAAACCGGAAAGGCCTACCAGCGTTTGCCGCAGCGGGCCGAACAACTGGTCCGTAAACCCGTGTGGGACCTGTCGTTGCAGACAGCAGGACTCTATGTGAAGTTTTACACCAATGCTCCACAAATTCAAGTAAAGTATCAGGTTACGGGGGGATTCTCGATGCCCCACATGCCGGCAACAGGTGTCAGCGGAGTAGACCTTTACACGATGGACTGCAACGGGCAGCAATACTGGTGCGCAGCCAACTATCAGTTCGGTGATACAGTGCGCTATACGTATAACGACCTGACATACCGCAACACGCACGATAAGGGAAACGAATTCACCTTGTATCTGCCTCTGTACAACGGTGTGAAGTCTTTACAGATTGGTGTGCCCAAAGGCAGCCGCTTCGATTTCGTGCGTCCGTCGGTCGAAAAGCCTGTCGTGATATACGGAACTTCCATTGCGCAAGGGGCATGTGCTTCGCGTCCCGGTATGGCCTGGACCAATATCCTGCAGCGCAAGCTGGATATGCCGGTCGTTAATCTGGGCTTTTCGGGCAACGGACAATTGGACGAAGGTTTCTTCAAACTGCTGGCCGAAGTGGATGCGGCAATGTATGTGATAGACTGTATGCCGAATATGACGAACGACCGTGTAGGACTTATCCGTCCGCGTCTGGAAAAAGGCATCCGTATATTGCGCAGCAAAAGCAAAGCTCCCATTCTACTGGTAGAGCACGATGGCTATATGGGCTTTTACGCTTCGGATAAGAAAGGAAAGGAGTTCCGTAAGACCAATGAGCAGTTGCGTGCCGTATACGATTCGATGAAGGATGAAGCCGGAAATCTGCATTACATTACGTTTGACGAGCTGGCACTGTCTATGGACAGTCAGGTGGACGGAGTGCATGCTACCGACCTGGGTATGCAGCAGTATGCCGATGCCTATTATAAGAAAATAACCGGTATCCTTTTCCCGGAGCAGGCGACTTTATCCTTTACACCAGGCAGATAGCACCGCGATTCTTTCACATACCAGTGGACAAAGCGGCATGATGAAATTCAGAATTATAATTCAACCGTGCAGCCACAAATTGTAATGTTAGGGAACTTTATCACTCACTTTTGGGGCAGATTGCCTTACGAAAAGCGCAGAATGGCCGATGATGTATGGCAAAAGCTGTTCAGGGGTAAGTCGGTTGTGAATCTGGGTTACGGATGGGACCGGATAGAGAACGTACAGTGGCGGGTGCTGCATGGCGAACTGCTCTTCCGCTTTTTCAGTCAGGAGCCAGTCGGTGATACTTTCCATATCGACAGCCGTACCGAAGAACTCGTCAACATGCTTCTTGTTGTAATAGTTCTTTCCAGCGATGCGGCAGATGAGGATACGGTTGCGTTTGGCGGTGGTATAGAGCCATGACTGCCTGACCTTATAAAGGGACATCACCTCTTCACCGGAATATAATAACAGATAAAAAATGAACAATATTAATTTGAACGAACTACGGAATCGTGCTTATAAGACCGCCTGTGAGCACGGTTTCCATGATAAAGAATTGAGTAACGAACACTGCCTTTGCCTTATCGTTGGAGAGCTTATGGAAGCTGTGGAAGCGGATAGAAAGGGAAGATTAGGAAAGAAATGTAAATCACGTTTTGAAATGGACTATAATCGCTATCCTGCATTAGTGGAAGAAGAAAAGCGATTTAAGTGTTCCTTTAAAAAAAATGTAAAAGATACACTTCCAGACGAACTAAGCGATGCGGTTATACGCCTGCTTGATTTGGCTGGATTAAGAAATATATCCATTGATGATTTTCCTGAAGAAGCGATATATGGTGCATCCGAAAGTTGCGTAGGTGAAACATTTACTGAAAGCATATACGCCATATCCACATTGCCAATTCGTTATTTTTATGAATATAATTATTCTTTTGAAAGTCAGATAGGTCATATGTTATTATCAATCTTCGGGCTTGCCAAGCATATGAACATAGACCTTATATGGCATGTGGAGCAGAAGATGAGATACAATGAACTAAGACCTAAGTTGAACGGAAAAAGATATTGATTATGAAAACAATTATATTTACAATCATATGTATTATCGCCCTATTATGGGTTGGAGATTTCACAATTACATTTAAGCCGTTTTCTATATCACTTCCCAGTTGGTATAAGCCTGTAGGTATCATCCTGTTTGTGTTGGCAATGGCGGTATATAACATTGGAGAATACGCTAAAGGGTATAAGCATGGTTTCGATGATGGGATAAAGAATGTGTTGAAATACTTAAAAAGAAATGCACTTAATGGGAAATATAGCTCTATGAAAGCTCCCAATCAGACTTTATGCCAAATTTGCGTGGCTCCAGCATTCTTGGCTTATTGAAAATCGTATTTGAAGCCCCCTAAATCTTTACTTTAGCGGTAGTTCACAATTTTGTGATAAGAAAAATAGAATAGTTAGTGGTGATTCTTTGGAGTTGTCGCTAATTTTTTTTAAGAAAATTATTCGCAAAAATGCGAATGAATAAAATTAAAATGCTATCTTTGCATTAAAGAAACAAATGAGATGGTAGTAACGTTTGATAAAGAGTATCTGAAAGAATTGTATGAGTTTGGAAAGGCGAATGATAAAAAGCATCGTTTTCAACCTGATATCGTACGTAGATATAAACGTTGTATAGATATAATAATCAGTGTCCCTGATGTAACTTCACTTTGTAAATACAATGGGCTGAGTTTTGAAAAATTATCAGGGGACAAAAAGGACTTTTGCTCTGTTAGAGTAAACAATCAATATCGTATTGAATTTACAACCACAGAGGTGCAAGGTGAAGTAGTGACTACCATCTGTAATATAATTGAATTGTCTAACCATTATAAATAGAAAGTTATGATTAAAATAGATGGCGTAGACCCTAAAATGATAGCTAATAACTTAATTCCTTTTGAACCGACACACCCGGGAGAAGTATTAAAAGATGAAATTGAATTTAGGGGTATTTCTCAAAAGAAACTTGCTAAAGAGATGGGTGTGTCTTATACTGTATTAAATGAAATTCTGAATGCAAAGCGTTCACTAAATACAAAATATGCTATGCTCCTAGAAGCCGCGTTAGATTTAGATGCGGAACCTTTGCTCAAAATGCAAACATCTTATAATTTGCAAATGGCAAAAAAAGACAACAGGTTTATGGAGAGAATTAATAAGGTGCGTAAGATTGCAGCGTTATTATGATTGATGTTAGAGAATTAAGGATTGGTAATTATGTACACCTTTTTAAGAGTTTTATTATAATTTAGGCGTGATTCCATTTGGTTTCACGCCTTTTTGTACCATTCTCTAAAGTTTTTTCAAATACTTTACAGTAACTTTCTAAAGCTTACTTATATTTCTTCATCTCCGGCAAATGTTTCCTTATGTCACTAATACGTGTTGCGTCACTCGGATGCGTACTCATGATCTCTGGTACTGAACCCGATCCGCCCGCCGACATCTTCTGCCAGAATGTGACGGCCACATTCGGATTATAACCAGCCATCGTCATAAGAATAAGCCCCATATAGTCAGCCTCGGTTTCATGTTTGCGTGAGAATGGAAGCATCACACCGTATTGTGCTCCAAGACCATAGACTATATTCCCGGCTTTCTGTATGGCGGCGGACTTTCCACTGAGAGCCTCCCCCAAAATTTTCGCTCCGTATTGTGCAACCAGCTGCTGACTCATACGCTCATTGCTATGCTTGGCCACAGCGTGCGCCACTTCATGTCCGATAACTACAGCCAGTTCGTCATCAGAGGAAACCAGATTCATCAGTCCCTCATACACAACGATTTTGCCTCCCGGCATACAGAAAGCGTTCACCTGATTATCCTTAACCAGATTGAATTCCCATGAGAAGTTCCTCACCTCACCGGACATTCCATTATTTTCCAAGTATTGTTCCGTGGCAGCGGCTATTTTCTTTCCGACACGTGTCACCATCGCTTTCTTTGTCGCGTTACTTGATATCGGTGCCGACTTGATATATTCCGAATACTGGGTCAGACTTGATGAAAGCACTTCGGAGTCGGATACAAACAGCATCTGTTTCCTGCCTGTCAAAGGAACACTTCCACAACCATATAACAGAAGCACGGTTGCAAATAAAGTCACAATTTTTTTCATGCACCTATAATTTTAAAAGTATGAACAAAGTTAACGATTATTTTCTAATTGGGATAAGTCGATATATGAAAAAGCATTGCACATATCATTGGACGGTATTCATACAAAGCGCGACTGAAATGAACATGTCAATATCCAACTTTAACTTAAATCAAGTTTAACTCACTGTTAATCAGATGGTTATATTTGTACACATCGCTAATAATCAGTATCTTAGCTATATAAAAGAAACCAATATTACTAACAATTAAAACATAGAAGATATGAAAGCAACAGATATTAAAATGTACATCAGTACATTGTCTATTATCAAAAAAGGTCAAGAAATTGAATGTGGTGACTTTTTAGGTGGTAGAAAGGTAAATGCCAGTCAAGAAGATGCCTTGAATAGCATGAAAAATGCTGTATATATGTATTTGTTTGCATCTATCATGAAGAAGGATAAAGGTTACAAAACAATGGCATTCACAATAACCGCTTGCAATTCTGCTATTTATGATAACAGCATGAAGACAGAGGTTGTATGTAAGGTTGGTTATAAAGAAATGATACAGCTTATCAAAGATGGGTATAGAAGTCCACTATTTGATACTCGCAAGCTGAAATCATTGGTAGATATGAGACTTAAAGAGCTAAAGATAGCATAATAACCAGCAGGGCGAAAGCCCTGCGCAACAAAAAAGAATATGACCAAGAAAGAATTAATTGCAGCACTTGCAAATGTAAATGATGACGCGGTGGTATTGTTTGGCACGAAAGAAATTCAGTTTTTCGGTGCATTTGCTACACAGGTATATATTAACTGGGATAGTAATGAGGTTCTTATAGCCAATAAGCACACAGATGCCACAACACCAGTTTACTGCGAGTTATTACATGAGGATAAAACGCATTAACATAAATCGGCAGGGCGAAAGCCCTGCGCAATATAGAAGAATATGAAAGAAAATATATTTTTAAAAGCAGTTATAGAAAAACCGTTATTGAATAATGAACCAGAAGTTTTACACCTTTTCGTTCAAATTATCAATGAAATAACTTCTTGTATGTCAGAAGACGAGTTAAGAGGCTGTATGAGCTCTTTAATAGTAAGACACCCTTATTTTAAACTGTTTTTCGATTATGGTTTCGGACATAATCATATGTGGGTGAAAGCATCAGGTTCTTTAGAAAGATTGATATTGGTTGAGTTCTAATCCGGTAGCCTTATGGCTACCACAATATACACGATTATGAAAGCAGATTTAGTTTTAGTTATCAGCCCTGAAGCCCCACTGATGAAGCAACTGGGCAAGGTATTGGGTAAGATGGTAACCCCTTATGACTTCTCTACTATAGAGAGGGGTGAAAAGTACATCACCATACAGCATGATGAAACAGGGCTTGTAGTGGCTTATACGAGTGAAGAAAGATTGAACGTAAAAATGAATTAAGAATGAAGAATGTATTAGAATCTTTGAAAGAAAGTGTCAAGAGTGGCAAAATCACAATCAGAGAGGCAGCTATAAAGCTGCATAAAGCAGGGTGGACGAGTTTTGTAGACGTGGATAAAACGAAACAATTACTTGAATTATGAACTCAATAAATGTAAACGGTTGCAGCGTATGCCAGCCCGGCAAAGAGAATTACACTACCTACAACACCAGGTTGAGAGGTAAAAGAGTGAGAATGTACCAGTACGATTACCGTACTGAAAGTGGTGAACTCTTTGCTTGTTGTGCACCTACCTTAGAGGCGTGTAGAGAAAGACGGGACAAATGGTTGGACGCTAAAAATAAATCAGTATGTTGACAATAGAAATACCAAAATCAAATAGAAGAAAATCCGAGGAAGACGCACTTGCATCTTTCATCCTCTCGGAAATCAAAGAGAAAGGTGAATGTGTTTACTTTCATTATGGCGTAGGATGGGGAAATAACTGGCCTCATTGTTGGGCAAAAAATACTGGAAGTGACGCTAAAGACAGACACCAAATTTCGGAGTTGGCGCACGATAATGTCATAAGAGCATTTATAGACAAAGGCTATTCTGTCGAGTATAGAAGTGAAATAGCTGCCGGAAGATATGTGATTATTAGAGGGTGAACTACAATGGAAACGAAAAGAGACAAAATTTTAGAGAAGCTTCGTAAGCTGATGAACCTAAAAGAATCAGCTAAAGCGTTAGGCAATGAAGGCGAAGCACATGCGGCAGCAGCAGGTATCGCCCGTCTGCTGATGGAATACAACCTGTCAGAAGAAGATATACCAGAGCAGGAGAAACTGGAGAACCCGGTAATAGCAGAAGAGATACTTTACAAGGTTGAAATGAGCAACGGTGTTTGGTATGATTTTCTTGTATCAACGGTATGCGAATATAATATGTGCCGAAGCCTTATTGTAAGCAGGCCCAAGAATTACCGTATGGTAAGGGATAAATTTCAGATCATTGGTCGCAAGAAGAATGTAGAAGTAGTGTTGTATCTGATTTCATTCTTGGCGCATCAATTTGTTATTATCTGGAAAAGGAAATATCCAAACTACAAGTATGAATGTATTCGTAAATATGGAATTACGCCTAAAACGCTTGCTATGTATATGAAATCCTTTCTGTATGGCTCGTCATTGGTTTGGGCGATAAATTTGCTTCCATGAAGCAAGGTTTGGAAGAAACAAGTAATGTAACTGCATTGGTAGTCGCTTCAAAAGCAGAAATAGATGAATTTCTTAAAAATGAGAAGATTGGCAATGCACGAGAATCACAAGCCCAAATTGATAGGCTATGTGCTAAGGAAGGAATAAATGTCGGTCGAAATATTGAAATTCAAAAAGGAATTCATGCCGAAAGTGTAAGTGAAGACAGGAGATTAATGTAATGGGAACCAAAGTAACTAAAGATGGCAAAAGTTTACGAAAACAAGAAAGGATTCAAGATCATACAAGCCACTCGTGGCGAAATGATATGCGCGCTCAGTGAATATGGATGTGTCGGAATTTGCGACAGCTGTGGTTCCAGTAATTGCCAAGATGGATTCTACATCGCAGTCCTTAATTGCTGGTATTGTTCTGATTGCTTCCATAAGTGGTATGCCAGAGCTAAACGCTATGCTTCCGATGAATATGTTGAAAACAAGAATTTTGAATTGTATAAGGCTGTTTTAGGGATCTATTAGTTGTTTATGATGGTAATTTAATTTATAACATTTTGATATCAAATATATTATACATTCACATCTAAATATCAGGATATGAGAACAAAAACAGAAAAAGCAATCAATTTATTCGAGTCCGGGTGCCTGAAAGAAGCGTTATCCATCTTCCGCACCTTCCGCATCGGATTCACCAAAGAAGAACGCAGAACACTGCAAATTGCAAGTGAAAGTCTTGCCGGAAATGAGAACTTCTACCAACAGATAGGAATCGACACAGATTCCATGATAAGCAAATCGGTTGAAATAATCACAGAAAAGTATTTGAGCAATCAAAAAGTTTAGTGTAAAATAGGGCGTAAAGCTTGTTACATTATAACTAATTAGTTATATTTGCATCATGGAATCAATAGAAACTAAAACCACTGATATAAGAACCATATACAAGACAGAGGAATTTGAAGAGTTCTACAATGATCTAAATGCAAGGGTAAAGGATAAGTTCGAGTATACATTTGAACTTGTACAAACGGTGTATGCCTTGCCTGTAAAGTATATAAAGCATTTGGATGGAACAGACTTATATGAAATGCGTGTGTCAGTCGGCTCTAATGAGTACAGAACTGTGTTATTTGCAATTGACAACAGCAATGTCATTTTAGCAACAAAAATAATCCTGCTTAACGGATTTTTAAAGAAATCTACAAAGGATTACAATAAGCAAATAGCCAAAGCAATACGAATTTTAAAAGATTTAGCATTATGATACAGTTAGATGAAAAGAAGTTGGCAAGACTCAGAACAACCAACCAGCAACTTAATGAGAAATATGGGGAACATGGTACAGATACTCGTGAGAAGTTCAATGAGAAGTCGATGGCATGGTATTATGGTGATATACTTCGTGAACGCCGCAAGGAGCTAAAATTGACCCAGAAGCAGTTGGCGCAGAAAATTGGTAAGGAGCAAAGTTATATCGCCCGTGTGGAAAAAGGGGAAGTAGATATCCAGTTATCAAGTTTTTTCCGCATTGCGCGTGCGTTGGGTATCGAGTTTACGCCTACATTTGTTTGAAGTTAATTTTATATTCATAGAACATTTGCTTGCATTAAGGCAGAATGGAGAAGTCCGTTCTGCCTTTTTCGTTTCTGCAAGTAAAAGTTAAATCTTTGTCTTTCAGTATTTTACGATGAAAATAAAAGATATAAACCATTGTAAATCAATTATTTATTTGTATCTTTACAATATCAAAATAACACCTATTAATAACAAGTAAAAGTAAAGAGCAATGAAAACAGAAGAACTTATCAGATACTACAAAGCAAACATTGAAGCTATTGAAAAAGGATTGAACAACGACTCTCTTTCAGCAGATAAAAAATTCAGATTGGGATATACACAACAAGCGTTGGACGGATATAAGTCTGCTTTACAAGAACTTCTTGGAAATAATAACGACTAATAATAGAAGAGAGCAAATGAGCAAAGTAACAGAACTAACAAAAGAGTTTCAAAGAGTGATGTATTCCACTACATATTCATTTGAGATTGATACCGAAGATTATGTTTTCGGATTCAAAAACACAATAAAGAAGCGTACAAAAAGTTTAGCCAAGGCAAGCAAGCTAAAAGTGAAGTTAACCAATGATTGTGGTCGGTTCTTGTCAGAAACGGTGAGAGTTGTTGCTGTACGCTTCTACAAGAATGGAGAGCTTACCAAAAAATTGAAAGCAGAAGAGATATCTGCAAAGTATAACGGATAAATCATAGAACTATGAATACTTATTATAAATTCTGTCCAAATGTATTTTTGGCAAAGTGCGATGAAAAGCACGAAAAAGGAGAAGTTATTGAGGTTACAACCAAGTATGGCAAAGAGAATGAAAGCATAGTTTTTAATCTGATTTTCGAGAAAGATGGTTTCTATTATTACTCTATCGTTCGGGCTGACGGATTTAATGTACAGGAATGGGCGAAGCAAAGAGCGGAACGCAGGCATGATTGGGCATCATTGGCTGCACAAAAGAGTAATGAGTATTTCAATCGCTCGAACAAAGATAGAGATTTCCTTTCCTTAGGCGAACCAATCAAAGTCGGACATCATAGTGAAAAGCGGCACAGGAAGATGATAGAAGATTCCTGGAACAATATGGGCAAAAGTGCTGAGCTCAGCGACAAGGCTGCCGAACATGAAAGAGTAGCCAAATATTGGGAAAAACGTGCTGAAACGATCAATCTTTCAATGCCTGAAAGTATCGATTTCTACGAACATAAGCTGGAACAAGCTAAAGAATTCCATGAAGGTGTGAAGTCCGGCAAATACCCACGAGAACACGCCTACACTCTTACTTATGCCAAGAAAGCCGTAAATGAGGCACAGAAGAATTATGAACTTGCACTAAAGTTGTGGGGAGATGAAGAATAAAGTATACGTTTTATTTCAAACTGATATTTGGAAAACAAAATCAAGTAGAGTGTGTTTCGGTGTATTTCTTTATGAAAATGCTGCTATTGATGCTGCCAAAGAAAATGGTTTATATACCAATGAAAGTGAAGTTGATATTATAGAATGTGAACTTGGAAAATTTGAGGAATTATGAAAACGATAGTAAAAGTCTATCTGAAAGACGAGCATGGCAATGAAGACTGGTTCGTTACCCCCATTAACCTCCCAGAACAAGAAGCGCACGAAAACTATATAGGTAAACGCTTCAATATAGGAATAGATACAGACCATATGATGAAATGTTGGAAGGTTGAGACCTTGAGAGTAGAAAAATAGTATTTTTGCCCAGTTTTATTTGAAAGACAAATAAAATATTGTATTTTTGAGGCAGAAATAAGAGAAAACAGCTAAATTGAAGGAATGACAGAAATGGGATTGTTAAGTAGCCGCCTGTCAGCGGTGAAAAAGGATGGACGTAAACAGTCTGACAGCGTGGAATATCATCCGATTGCAAGTTCAAGTCTTGCTTCCTTCAATTAGCTAACAAGGGAATTTAGCAAAGTTGGTCTATGCTGGAAAAGCCACTCAACTTTGACCCTTTTGGCCACGCAGAATTATCCCTTTTTGCTAAAAT